GCCGTTGGTCTTGGCAACGGTCTGGTCGTCGACAACAAAGCAGTCCTTGCTGATGTCGCCGGCCGTGACCGCATCGGCCCCCTGGTTAAAGAGGCGGAAGGTGCCGCGCTTGCAGGGCACCGTGACCGAGCCGTCCGCGCCGGTGTTCTTCACGGTCTTGAGGGCGAACCCGACTGCCGTCAGATTGGTCGCGGTCTTGCCGGGGACAGCAAGGCCCCCTTCCATCACGACAAGCGCGCCCTGGTGGATCGTCACCCCACCCTTGACGGGCGGATCGGAATAGTCGGGCGCGATCTCTACGAGCTGGCGCCCTTCACTCATTGCGGTCATGATCGTTCCTTTCCCGATCAGGCGGCCGGAAGGCCGTTGGCTTTGCGGTAGTCTTCCTCGGACAGGTCCAGCGAGCGCATGACGTTCCGATCCTCGGCGGACAGGGTGTAGGTCTCGCCGCCGGGCGCGCGCCTGGTGTCGAGGTCGGTAGGGGCAAGGCCAGCACCGAGGGTCGCGATAAGGGCCGTCACCGAGGCAAGGCCGTCGTCGGTCGCGCAGAGGGTTTCGTAATGGTCACGGTGGGCCGGGGAGATTTTCTTGGCCTTCAAGGCACCTTCGAGAAGCGCGTCCACCTTCTCCTTCCGGCCGGCCTTCTTGATCTCGCTGAGTTCATTCTGCGAGGAAGCAAGGGTGTCGAGGGCCTGCTGGTGCACGGCAGGATCGATGCGCCTCTGCAGATTGGTGATGGCGGACAGGCAGGACGCCTCCGCAGCGTCCTCGGTGAGGCCGAGCGCAATGGCGATAGCTTTCAGCATTTTGGTCTCCGTTTTGGGTTGGGCCGACGCCACGGCGGGCATCGAGATGGCGGGCGCGGCGACGAGGGCAGCCGAATGCAGCCAGATGGCCTTGCCGAACTCGTCGGCCTGCAGGGCGGGAGAGATGTAGCGATGGCTGCGCGCGGTGAGGATGCGGATGCCTTCTTCGAGCCAGCTCACGCGCCCATAGAGGCCGTCCGGCAGCGCCTCCAGCTTCTCGATCCAGGCGACGGCCGGCGCGATGTCACCGAACATGGCCTTCTTGACGGTCGCATGGTCGACATCGAGGGGAACGGCGACGCCGTCCGCATCGAAGCGCTGGACGAGCGCCTCGGGGTCTACGTCGAAGCTGCGGCCGTCGCGGGCGGTGAAACGGCCGCGGGGCGTAAGCTTAATCCATTCGGGCGCGCGCTTCTCCTCGCCGGCTGCCTGATCGGCGGCGAAGACGTCGATGGTGGCGATGCCCGTCATGGCTTCGGCGGCGGCGCTGGCCGTCGCGTCCAAGCAGGCGATCGAAAGGTGGCTTGTGGTTTCCTGAAGCATGCGGCAATGTTTGCCAGAGCCGCGAGGGGCGCAGGGGCTGACAACTGTCAGCCATGGCGCATCAGGTGACGCGGGAGCGCTTCGGTTCCCTATCTACGCCGGTCAACGTCCCGCAATCAATCCTCACATCGATTTTGAAGCCGGTTTGAAGGCCGTGGGCGCGCAACGCACCCCTCGCGGGCATAACGAGGCGTCCGGGCCGGCCGTGCGCGCTGGTGGCGCTTATTTGCACGCCCGAGTCCGTGAGGTTGCCCTGACCCCGGCCATCCCCTATATTGCATCTGTGCGGCAGCGAAGTCCGTTGGCCACGATTGCCCGCTGGAGGGTGCCCGGTCAGGCCGGGACGCGGTCCCTCCCTGCCGCACCTCATTCCCCTCCTGGCCATTCCATGCCCGCCCGCTCGACGGCGTTGCGCAATTCCTTCTCCTGCTTCTGGTGCAACGACGTCGCGCGCATGTAGCCGGTTTCGGACAATGTGACGAAAGCCCGCCACCACGCCTTGCCGATCCGCCGGATGATCGACCGGACGTGCCCCTTGCCGCGGGGGTCGGGCAGCACCAGGCCCTCGGCCAGCAGCTCGGGATAGACCGCGAAATCGTCCACCGACATCTTGTGCCGGCCGATCCGCTCGACGATGGTTTCGCTGGTCACCGATATGACGGCGCTCCTCGCGCCGAGATCTTCGGCAAGCTCCTTCGACACGCCGGCCGGCAGCCAGACCTTCTGCGGGAGGCGTGGCGCAAGGCGCAGATAGGGATCGTCCCAAAGCCCCTTCAGCACCCGCGTCGCATCCGCCCCGGGTGCTGCGTCAAGCTGGGTCTCGAAATTCCGGATCAGCGTCGTGGCGCGCGCAAGGCCCGGGTTCGTGTGCCAGCCGGCATCGATGCCCGGCGGCACCATGGATATCTCGCCGGTGCGCCGGTTGCGGTGCCGGATGTCGGGGCCGAGGTCGGGCGGATTGTCCGTGTACCGGATCGTGATGTCCTCGCCCTGGTCATTCTTACCGATGACACGTGTGGTGCCGAGGAGCGCCCGGGCCTCGCGTTCGGTGAGCATGCGGACCTGACACTTGCAGAGCCAGCCGTTCGGCGGCCAGTGTGTCTTCCAGAACGGATGATCGATCGGCAGGATGAGGCCGACCCACTGCAGATGCTCGACGCGGGGATCGCTCGACGTGGTGCGCATGTACAGCACGTACGGCAGGACGCCCTTCGACCGCTGCGCCCGTTCCCACTGGCCGGCAGAGCGGGCGGAGTTCATGTTGCTCCAGAAGATCGTCTTCAACCGGCGGTCGGACGAGAAGTCCACCATGCGATCAGGATCAATGCCGGAAGGATCGGACACCATGCGCGGCTGCCACCAGCCGAGCTTCGTCAGCTCCTTTTCTATCAGCGGCTTCCAGGTGTCGAAGCCTTTGCCCTCGTCGATCGCCTGGGCGATCGTGCGGTGAAAGGCGGACGTCACCTCCAGCTCCGTCGTCTTGGCGACGGTCATGATGTAGGCGTGCTCTTCCGCCCATATGTCCAGCCAGGAGAAGCCCGGCTTGACCGCCTTGGTGCGGAAATAGCCCGAGACCTCGGGCGGATAGGCGAAGCGTGATGCCCGTTCTGCCATCGGGTCAGTCCGCGATATCGCCGATGCCACGGGCGATGGCCGTCAGCCGCGCAAGCCGCTCGCCCATCTCCCTGGCATCCGGGCCGGCCGCCGAAAGCAGCTTCAAAGCATCTTCGAAGGAGGTGGCGCTGGCGATGATGGCGGCGATCGGCGTGATGATCGGTGCGGCGACCGCCTCCCAATCGTCCATGGCTTCGGCGAACAGCGCCTCGATCTGGTCGAGCGCATCCGGCTCGCCGGCCTCGGCCGACAGCAGCGCGGTGCAGGCACCACAACGGCAGGCGCGCTTGTGATCGGATACCATGGCGGAGAGCGCGGCGGTCTGCGCCTTGCGCTCGTCCTGGGCGTCGGCGTCATCGTCGACCGGGGCCGGTGTCTTCGGCTTCGGCGGGGTTGTGGGCGGCGTCGCGGCCGGATCGGCGGGCGCGGTCTCCTTCTTCAGGATTTCGTCATCCGCCGCCGGGTCCGAAAGCCCGAGCTTGTTGCGGATCTCGTTCTGGCTGACGCGCAGACCGAGAGGGACCAGGACGCCGAGACTGTCGGAGAGTGCCTTGACGTCTTCCGGGTCTGGCACCGGCAGCTCAACGAAGGGATAGTGCTCCTGCGGACCAAAGTTGAGGTCCACGAACGGTTTGATGAGGTCGCGGTTGATCGTGATGGCGAGCTGCCGGCAGTCGGCGCGCAGGATGTCCAGGCGCACCTCGTTGTGGATTTTCGCCTGGCCGAGCGAGGAGCCATTGTCGCTGGTCATGGTCTGACCGACAACGAGCTTGGAAATCTGCTTGTCGATATAGTCGAGCAGACCGCCGAAGACGGCCGCGCCGTTCGCACCGTTGACTTCGTGGAAGTCGATCTCCATTCCGGCCGGGATGATCGCAGCTGCGTCATTGGCGATGGAGGAGACGGCTTTCAGGAGGGTCCGCTTGTCGGCGGCGCTGGCGCTTGGATTGTATTTGCCCACGCGCAACGGCATGCCGTAGACCTCGCTGAAGGCGGCCCAATCCTGCAGGGTGAACTGCTGGATGAGATAACCCCATGCCGCCGGTCGCGCCATGCCACGCCGCAAGGGCAGGCCCAGTTTCGTGCGAGGCATGTGACGCAGGAACTTGGCTTCCGGCAGAAGCTCGCCATCAATGGACCCATCGACGGCAAGACGCAGGTGCCGCAGACTGAGCAACTCCATCTGGAAGAAGCGCGGATCTCGCCCGATATACTCTACCGGACGAAGTGCGCGGCGCTCGTACTCCCAGTTCATTTCGACGCAACTGTACCCCTTGGAAATGCCATCGGGCAGTTCGCCGCGGGCTTCCTTGAAGCCGTCGTCCTCAACCAGCTCCGTGACGGCATCAACAATCCTGGTAGGCACCTTGTCGTTGGAAAGCGTCAGGTCGACGCTCTCGATGGCGAGGCGGCGCGTCTGGAGCTGGGAGGCATAGTGCAGATAACGCTCCTCCATCTCTTCGGCCAACGTGAGATAGGCACGGGCCTGCCCCTCAGCGGCGTCTTTCAGGATGGTGCCGAGGCGCTCGGGCGTCAGGCCGGATGCAACGCGATCCTCGTGCGTGCGACGCACGCCGGCAATGGTCGGCGTCGCGATTTCCTCGGACAGCAACTGCACGATGATCGGGCGACCATCGGGACCAAGGATGGAAGAAGTGCGCGTGCCTACCAATGCCGCCTCCCGTATTCGTTTTCATCGTCGTCATCGAGCGGCGGGCCACCGTTGTGGCCGAGGGACGATGCCGGTTGATATTCGTAGATCTCCGCGCCATCGCTGGCGGCATGGATGCCGAGGAACGCCGCCCAGGTGCGGTCGGCGTGATCGTCGTCGCGTTCGGCCACGAAGCGCGGAGCGCCGGTCGCGGAGGCAACGCGGCGCAGTTTGTGAAGGTCGGAACGCAGGGGCACATTGCCCTCCGGGATCCGCACCTTGCGATCCTCAAAGGCGTCCTTGCCGGAATTGGCCATGACAAGCTTGTTCGGCCCGGTGAACAGAACGCCCTCGATCACGTTGCCGTAGCGGCGCTGGGCGTCCTCGACCACCTTCTCACCCATGCCGGTCTGGTCGATGCAGACGCGCCCAACGCGGTACTTTCGCATCACCTCGTCGAAAGCCATGTCCATTTCGAGGAATGTCGCCCGCTTCTGTTCGATGATCTCGCGGCACCAGAGAACGTCGCCGACCTTCTCCCATACCCAGATAACGTGAAGGTCATGGCGGCGGCCGATATCGCGCCCCACGAAGCAAACGTTCCCCTGGTAGAGGTCAGGGTCGCCGGCATGCTCGTCCTCGACGGAATTGATGAGGTCGTAGGACAACCAGGCGCTCGCCTCGTCGAGCCACTGCAGCTCGAATTCCTGTGCCCAGAGTTCATCGTCGGCAAGGCCGGCGCGCAACTCCTCGATGTTGCGAGGCAGGCCATCGGCGACGGCCTGATAGATGTCGACGCTATGACGTGACCAGGTCTGGTCGTTGCCCGTCATCAGCTCATAGAACTTGTTGCCCTTGCCCTTCGGCGTCGACGTGACACGGATCTTCCAGCCTTTGGAGATGACCGGGAAGAGTGCGCCCCAGATCTCGCGGCTGTCCTTGTGGATGGCAAACTCGTCGAGGAAGACGTTACGGGAGAAACCGCGCGCCGTGTCGGGATTGGCCGGAAGTGCAAGGATGCTATTGCCATGAGGCAGGACAACCTCCATGGCCTTGTGCGTTCCGCTCTCACCCTGCCAGTCGAATTCGTTTTCCTCGAAGACGAGACCGTAGGCCTTGGCGTGCGGCTTGATCGCCTCGTTCATCGCTTCGCGCGCCTGGCGCTCGCCGCGAGACAGGATCACCCAGGGCGACCGGCGGCCCTGGGCAGCGGCGACGTAACCATCGTCGACTATCTCAAGCCCGGTCGTGAAGGTCTTACCGGTCTGGCGGGAGAACATGCCGATCTTGAAGCGAGGCCGGTCGAGGAACCATTTCCGCTGATAGCCATAAAGAGGGACGGCCGGGTTCATTCTTCGAAGATCCCGTAAATCTGTTCGCGAATCTTCTTGATGACAGCCATGCCGTCCGGCTTGTCGCTTGTCCCATCAGCCGCGACGGCTGCAGCGTCCACGGCCTTGAGCAGTTTCGCCTTGGCCTCTTCCTCACCTTTGCGGCGATGCTCGGCCGAGTGCCGTTGGGCGACGACGGTATCCTTGTAGGCTCGCGCCAGCTCCATGGCACCCTTAGTGTCGATCTCGTCCTTGTCCATCAGGTTGTCGATCAGCAGCTTCAGGAATTCGCCGAGCACGACGTCATTCCTGCCGATTTCCTCCGGCGTCAACTTTTCCGCGATGCCGGCATAAACGTAGCGGCGCTCCTCAAGCTGCATGACGCGTTTGGCAAGTCGGGCCGAGCGGCGATAGAAGGCAGACTTCGAAATCGGGGCAATGCCCTTGACCTCAAGACGATCATTCAACTCGAACAGGATGTCCGCTGTGGTCCGATGCCGCTCGTTGAGCTGGCCGACCGCCCAGATCACATCGTCCTGAGCTTCCTCGGGGAGGAGTTCGAGACTGTCGAGCCGGCCGCGCCCGCGGCGATCGTCGACCACGTCAGCGTCCAGTCGACGAAGGGCGCTGGACGCCGGGAATGTTGATCAGCCCCTGCAGGTGCTGCGAACCGCGCTCTGTCAGCTTCGCGATTAGGACGGAGCGCGCCTGATGGGTCTCGATCGCCTTCATCGACACGAGATACCGGAACTCCTCCTCGACCCATTCGCGCGGCTGGTCGATCACCCAATCCTGAAGCAGGATGCGGCGCATGGCTTCGGACGTGATACTCTGGTTGGCCTGAAGGTCGAGTTCCTTCAGGATGATGAGGCGGGTTTCTTCCGCGATGACCTGCTGCGCGCTCATGACCGCGCCCTATCCAGCAAGAACTCCTGAAGCCGCCGGCCGAGGGCATCGACCGGCTTCATGCGCTCGTCGAGGGCGGCCAACTGTCCCTGAAGGGACTTGTCCAGAGTGGCGAGCTGGCCGGCCATGCGCTCGATCGTGATTTCCATCCGATGGGCGGTATCGCGGTCGGGCAGATGCTTCATGTCGCTGTCTAGCTGCTGGACCTTCTCCCCCATAAGGTCCGTGCGCTTTTCCAGCTTCTCGACACGCTCTTCGAGCAGCTTTTCGCCAGAGGAGAAGAAGCCCTTTGCGTGGCCGAGCAGGGCGATGATTGCCAGCGCCAGGCCGGCGAACTGTGAGACTTCCACGGTGTTCATTTGCGAGCGTTTTCCTTTTCGACGAGTTCCAGACATTCCACGCAATGGGCGGCGGACGGGTGGGCGCGACGACGGGCGGATGGGATTGGGCAACCACACTCGACACAAGACTCGGTGCCCATCTGGCGAAGGGCACGCCGGGCGGCGGCGATCTGGGCGTCACGCTCCTGCTCGATGCGGGCTTCGCCAATCTCGCGGTCGAAATCGCTATACATGCGCACCCCGCCACGTCTTGACGGCTTCCAGCGCCTGCTTGCCGATCTCCTTGACCGTGTGGCCGCCCATGTAGAGGGAGATGAACCAGCCGGTGAGCGTGAGGAGCGTGCCGCTGTCGATGGGGTCGAGCGCCGCGCCGAACACCCTCGCCAGCGGGAACAGAAGGAAGTTGCAGACCCACAGGAAGGCGAGCAGGTACATCCAGCCCCAGCGCCAGGCGCTCTGCCAGAAGCCTTCGGCCGTCTCTGCCTGAAGGAGGGCGAACTGCCCGGCAAGGCCTGCTTCCCACAGCGCGATCATCTCGGGAGCCTCGATCTCGACTTCCCTGACGGCCGCCTCGATCTTGCTGGGCGGGATGCTATCCAGCTTCTCTGCAGGCACACCGACCTTACCGGCGACGGCATCGATGACGGTCCCGGCAAGGTCGCCGGCCGTGCCGCCGAACGTCTTCTGCAGGATGGATTTCACGATCGGTGCACCGATCTTCGCGGCGATTTCGAGGATGATGGCGGAAGCGGCCATGTCAGAAGCTCCGGAGATAGGCCGCAAGGCGCGGCAGCTTGTCGTTGAGGCGGGCGGCGATGAGGTCGCGATATCTCCAGGCGAGATAGCCGCCATAGGCGAGGCCCAGCACGGCAACGCCGCTGCCGGCCCAGAACATCGCGTCGGAGGAAAGGGAGGTATCCAGACCGATATTGGCGACCTCACCGCCCACCGTCACGCCGACGCCGCCGGTCGCGGTCGCCGCCGCCGTACCGGATTTCGCCTTCGCGTCGATCTCACGCTGCAGGGTCGCCAGGGTGGCGCGACCGATCTTGCCATCCGGCATCAGGTCGCGGGCACGCTGGAAGTCGACGACGGCGGCACGGGCGACGAGACCCTTGACGGTTCCCACATCGAAGCCGAGGCGGGCGAAGGCTGCGCGGATTTCTTCCCGCTCTTCCTCCGTCACCGAAACCACGAAAGCGGCGAAGTCGGCGCTCTCGACCTTGGGGATCGTGGAGGGCGTATCGCGCACCCAGGCGGGATAGACGCCGCGCAGGATGATATCGGCTTCCTCGGCCCTGCGGCGTACCAGCCCCGTGAGAACCTTGCCGCCTCCCTTGTTCCAAGCAGCAAGCGCCTTGCGGGCGGCGACAGTGTCGTTGTTGAGGAAGCGCGTCACCCAGGAGGCCTTAAGGATGGCACCGGTGTTGAAGTCGAAGGACGCGGCCCCGTCCACGACGTTCTGCGCCACGCTCTCGCCGAGCGCCTTGCTGACGCGAGGCAGGTAGTTGCGGCGCAAGGCGAGATCGACGAGCCGATCGTTCTCCTCGACGGAGATGGTCATGCCGAGCTTGGGCACGATGACGCCAGATGCGGCGGTCAGGCCGGAGCCGATGGTGATGATGCCCGCCGGGCAGCGATACGCCTTCGTGACCACACCCTCGTGGCCAACAAGGAATGACCGCCCCTTCGGGCTGACGTGCATATTCATGGTGCCCCCAGATAAAACGAACCGGCCGAGCGGCCGGGTATCTGGAGCGACTATGCGGAATGAGGGGGAATTCAGGGGCTGACAGGTGTCAGCCCGAGGGCGTCAGAAGAGTTCGCCCTGATCCTTGTCTCTGGTTTTCATGCGCCAGATCGTACGCTCATGCAAGCCCGCCTGCCTTGCTGCCTCCCGGCCGCTGGCACCGTTCTCAAGGGCTTCGGCCGCGCGGCGGCGGGCCAGTTTCAAGACGGAATTCGGGCCGATCGGCAGGACTTCGCGGCGGATCGCACCGGGCCGGCCATCGGCGTCGATAATCGCGAGACCACGGCAGATGCGGTCGGCGACCTCGTGACCGACGAGCAGCACCAGCCAATGGTCGGCTTCGGCCTGGGGCGGGATCGACACGCGCGTGCCGCCATAGTTGCGGGCGATCTCAAGGGCAACGTCGTTGCCGGCGATGTCGGCAATTTCACCGAGGAGACCGGGAAGGCTGCTGGTCACGGCTGCCTCCCGATATGAAGCTGGGTCTCGATCTCGATCTGCTGGGCCGTCAGGCGCTTCAGCTTTTCCTCCCGTTTGATGCGGGTGTGGGCATCGACGCCGCCACGTTGAAGCATCTTCAAAAGGGCTTCGCGCTCCCCTTGAATGGACTTCAACGTATCTGTCTCGAACAACGGAAGCGGCGCGATGCTGGCCATTATGCGCCTGCCTTTCCGACGTCGCGCGATGCCGTCTGTTTCGCCCACAGCAAATAGCAACCGCGCTTCTCAGCGTTTGGGCAGCCTTCCCACCAATGCCAGCAGGTTCCCGGGCCAGCCTCAGGATTACGAGCACAGGCGTGTTTCCCCTTCGGGCGGGTCCACATTTCCGGTTCGGGGATAGGCAGGGCAATCTGATCGGCCATCACGCACCAGCCTTCCGGGCGGCACGTACGCGGGGGCCGAGGGCGTTCATGACCTTCACCCACTGATCGTCCGAGATCTCGAACCACATGCCGGCCGCGCCGGTGGTGCTGATCACGAAGATATCGAAGCCTTTGCGGGAGATGCGATCGGCGCTAGGATTGAGCAACCGCCACTGCGCCCAGGCCACCTTGTAGCCGAACCGGCCGAAGTAAGCGTTGTCGTGCTTCCCGGGCGGCGTCCAGGTCACGCCGGCTTCCCGTTCCATCCAAGCCTTCAGGGCTTCAATGACCTTCTCGGCGTCGACAGTGTGGTGCAGGAAGCGGACCTGATCGAGACCCGTCTGGCGCTTCACGAACGCGACCAGGGCGGCGTCATCGCGGCTCTCGACAAGGCCGAGGTTCCACATGCTGATCCAGAGCGCCTGCAGCTTCTTCGCATATTTGCCGGTCAACCGCTGCTTTCCATTGGGGCGGCGTTCGATTTTCGAATAGCCGAGCCGGCGCAGCTCCTGCAGCACGGCGTCCTGCTGCGCCGGCTCCATCAGGGATAAGCGGGGCTGGCCGGTGACGCGGGCGTAGATCGCCCGCTTGTCCTCGTCCTCGGTGATGCCGAGTTGACGGAAGCCGGCATGGATGGCGGGAATGGCAGACGTCATGTGTCGCGCTCCCTCTGGTCCTCAAGCTGCAGCAGCGGGGCTGCGAGCCGGAGTTGCTCTTTCGCGCGACGCGGTTGAGCTTCGGGCTTCGCGGGCTTGGCCGCCTTCCTCTGCTCCTGCCCGACCTCGTCGAGCTGGCGCAGGATCGAAGCGGCTTCGTAGTGATCGGCCGTTTCGAGTTCGATCTTGATGGTGGATTTTCCGCCCTTCGTCAGGGCGGAATGAGACTTGAGGCGCACGCCGCCACCGAAGTAGATGCCGCTCATTGGTCGCGACCTCCGAACATCGCTTTTGCCGCGATCAGTGCGCGCGCGAGACCTTCGCCGAAGATACCGGCATCGATCTCACTAACCTGTTCGCCCTCGACGACGCCGGTCGTGCCGATGGCGCGAAAGCGTGCGGTGGCATCGTCGCGGGAGGTGGCTTCGATCCGAAGCCCACTCCAGCGGCCCTGGAACTTGTAGCAGCACGCATAGCTGCGGAGCTGCCCGGATTTCGGATGTGGCCCGACATCGATCTGCGCCGTCATGCCGATGGCGCGCAGGCGAGCGGAAACTTCATCCATGCTGCGCGCCTGGACGGTAACGCCCATCGGCCGGCCATTGTGCTGGTAGGTGCAGGTGAACGGCTTGAAGTGATCAGCCATGATCGCCTCCGGTCGGTTTGTTGGGCGCGCGACGGAGTTCACTCGCCTTATGATCGACGCGGGCCATGGTCATGAGGACCGGCTTCAACTCGTCGGGCGCGGTGTCGTAGGCCATGACGCGCGTAGCGCGGCCTCCGTTCAGCCGCGGCAGGACACCGCGCGGGATGCAAAGCCAGTTTGTCGGGTCGGTATTGAGCCGATTTCCGTCCAAGCACTTCAGGCAATGCCCATCCGGTACGGGGCCATTAAGCTCTTCCCACAGATGGAGGTGCTTCAGGACATACCGGCGCTCGTAGCCGGTGTGCGGGTTTTCCTCGTCGATGCTGATCTCGACGTACCCATCCTTCGACACGCGCTCATGACCGAGGAACTTCGTGTTGTGCGGGAGCTGCCCGGTTTTGAACTGCGTGCGCTGCGCGTTCGGGTGCCGGCCGCCTGTGCCAGGAGCGCAGGTCTTGCCTTTGTTTACAGGAACCTGACCTTTCTCGAACTGCCCGGTCCTGCCTGTCTTCCACCCATAGCGTTTGCGCAACTGATGCAGCGCCGTGGTGCTGGCGTCTCGCCTGAATTCCGCATTGAAGCGGGCGTGGTATTCGGAGATGGGCAGGAGACGGTTTTCCTCTAGCCACTTCATCTGCTCGGGGGTGTAGGTGCGCAGGCGACCGCGATAGCGCCAGCCGTCGCGACCGACCTTCCAGCCCTTGCGCTTGCGAAGCTGGTTAAGGTGGGTGAGTTCCACGTCCGCGCGGCCGAACTTGCTGACGAAGGCGCGGTGGTAATCGCTGATCACCATGCGGAAGTTGGCTTCAAGCCATGCCATCTCTGCGGCGCTGTAGGGGATCGGACCGCGTCTCATGACTTGGTGCCTTCGATCATCGGCAGCAGCTTCTCATAGTTGCCGCCGTATTCCGCAACGAGCTTCGCCGCCTGGACGCCAAGATCCGCGTTCCGGAGGATCTGAGTGCTGACGGCGACCATCGCGTCGGTGCGGCGCACCTCCTGCTCAAGCTGTTCAGCGGTCATTCCCTCTTCACCAAGGCGCTCGAGCTGGGCGAACAGGTGATTGTTGAGATCGACGAGTTTGTTCTTCATTCGCCTGATCCTTTCGGGATGTCAGAAGGTTCTGTGGTGGTGGAGAGGAGTGCCGCGGCCAATCGGCTGGCGATGTCGGAGACCTCCTCGCGCTTGCGGAAATCGATCTCGTCGACCACCTCCATCAGCGCCCAGCCGGCCTCACGCGCAGCGGCTTGCAGAGGGCTATCCGCATCGACGGTCCCGTGAAAAACCTCCTGCCGTAGAGCGTCACGCCAGCCGTCATTGTGACCAATGATGTAGGCTTGTTCCGAGCGGAACCGGGCGACCTCGTCGCGCAGGGAGGTCAGCTCTGAACGTACACCTGTAGGCAACGCCTCGAAGACAAGGCGCTCCAGTTCGGTTAATTCTTCGGCGCTGAGGCTTAAGGTCTTCGTAAGGCGATGGCTGTCGACGATCTCTTGGTCGGCTACCGTCTGGTGGTGGTAACGCTGAGCGGTATCGATGACGGTCTGTACCGACACGCCGGCCTGGAAGACGACGCTACCTACCCGTGCCGGCTTGTCTAGCACCGTCACGTTCTCAGCCGGAAGCGCCTGATTGATGGTTTCGACACACTTGCAGGTCATTTGTCGCCCCTGTGCTTTCGGCCGGTGAAGTACCCGTGAGCCGCGATGCAGACGGCGACGCCGAGGAAGAATGCGAATGTTTGGGCGGCGTCCGCCCAGGTGACGGGGGCGCTCATTTCGCACCCGCTTTCTGTCGATTGGCTTGGTGGAGCGCTCGCGCCGCTTCGAGCACGGCCGGCCCGATCTCCTCGAACGTCTCGACGTGGAGATATCCCGAAGAGTAGTAGCCCCAGCCACTGTACCAGGACGTGGACGGCGGCTTCTCGTATCGCCGCAGGCATACCTCGTACCGAACGATGAGACCGGCACGGCCCCGCCAGAAAAGAGCATCGGCCCAATCGGATGCATCGCGTGCATCGGGTTTCAGTTCCGGCAACGCTTTAAAGATCGAATGGCCGGGTTGATCGATCGCGTCGTGCAACTCCTTCAGCCACTCGGGCGGATATTCAGGGTCGCCGACCATACCGA